ATTTTCATCAAAATCTGCATAACTCCTCACTTGCGCCGGGGCGATCATTAACCATGCATATGCTAATAGCATGTATAAGATCAACGTGTTGTCTGAGATAGTGTTCACTGATCCTGAGGGATTTCCTCCCTGCTTTAGAATCAAGACACCCTCTGATGTGAGAATCATCGTATTAATCAAATTACGGTAATACACCTTGAGCCTCTGCTCATTATCAGGTGTTCTATCCTCAGATCGAAGCATCTGCCAGCGGAAACGTGCTATTGACCACATTAAGTGAGCACGCAATGAAGAATCATATTGGGATTCATCAAGGGCAAATCCATTTTGGAATTTGCGTAACTTTCGCATTAACTGCTCCCATCCACCTTTCAACGGTGTGGAGCCGACTACGCTGGCTGTTTTCAAATGAGAATCATAAAACTTTCTATTCATGTCCTCAAAGAGACGATTTCCATGTATCGTCATTTCTATGGGTCCTGCAGTGAAGGTTCTTATGGAGTTAGTGGCTATCTTTTCAGCCGGCCTAATCTCTTCCTTCAAACTATTGCCAAATACTGCAGTATAACCGTCTTCTTTCAAACGGTCCCAATCCTCCTCCATGTATTTTGGAAACTCTTTCCAATCATCTACCATGGCACGTTTTGTAGCATATTCACGCGTCCAAGGGAAGCCCGGTGAGGTACTCATGTCTAATCCAGACACAACTTCCTCCAACGACTTCACTCGCGCGCCTTGCATGTAGGGGCTAAAATGTCTCGACATAAACTCCGCTGCTTCATTCCAAGCAACTATTTGCTTGGGAGTCATAGCCGGAGTGGCCTTCGCATACTTTGCAAGTGAACTGTACGCTGCCTCTATATTTGGGTGAGGTAACCCCCATCCAATACGGTTGATCTCTTTTTGTCGATCATCCTCGTATTGGGCGATTATCATATCAACTTTCCGCCGGTTCTTACCGGAAAATTTCTTCGGCACTGAGCCTACTACTGGAAAGTACTCTTGGGGCAACATTTGTTGATGCAGCTCCGAGAGGTTCGCTGTGTCCCTAAAACTAGCCTTCTC